GAATGACAAACTTGCTAATTATACTGTTAGATTTGAATTTGCATTTAACAAAATAAATGATGTGCGATGAGTTTAAACATTCAACTATTTATTGAAGGGAAAGAAGTTGAATTGTTTGCTGATGAATCAATAACCATAAAACAAAGCATTCAGGAAATAAGAGACATCGGAAAAATATTTACTGATTTTTCAAAAACCTTTGATGTTCCTGCTTCAGATTCAAACAATAAAATCTTCAAACACTTTTACGATTTTGCTGTGATCGGTTATGATACAAGAATCAAAAAAAGTGCAGAGATTTATTTAAATCATCAACTTTTTAAAAAAGGAAGAATTTCCTTGCAAGGATCAAAACTAAAAGGAGGAAGTCCGCTTTCTTATTCTTTGACCTTTTATGGATCAATCGTAAACCTCAAGGACTTTTTGGGAGAGGATAAAATTGATACTCTTGATGGGTTGAAGGACATAATTGTTGATTATACTCCTGCAAGTGTTGTTTCAATGATGCAGGCAGGGGTTGACAAATATGTAGATGGCGAGTTTGTTGATGATGGTATTTTGTTTCCATTGATTACACACACAGATCAAGTTTTTTATAACTCAACATCTGAAGTTCAAGATTCAAAGAACCTGTACCCAAGCACAGATTCAAGTAATGTACAAGGACCAAGTTATACACAATTTAAACCTGCTGTAAGGGTTTATGCTATAATCAAAGCGATTGAAAAACATTACACAACAGCAAAAGGATTTTCTGCAAATATAAAGTTTGCAAGTGGTGGTTTCTTTGATTCTTCAAATGGAGATTTTTTTGACCTTTATATGTGGCTGCACAAAAAAGAAGGAGCAAGATTTGACAAACAAGTTGTTCCAATTAGATTAACAAATTTAAGAGGAAATACAGGCGATGAGGATTTAGGCAATACGATAACATCTACAACATTCACCTTAAATGAACATTATCACACAAGGGAGTTTTTTCTTGACATTAAATCCACATCTTCAATAAGTGGCTATAATATTGTTGTAAAAAGAAATGGAGAAGAGTTTGAAAGATATGACAATATTGCATCAGGGAATCAAGATGTGCTTTCAATGTTTGAATCTCCAAAATTACCACAAGGAGTTTATGAATTTTTTGCAGAATTTGAAAACCCAACAGGGATCAATGTAGTGATCACAATCAAAAAAAGATTTCCACCTACATTCCCACAGATCGGTACTCAAGTAAGAACAGTAACTTTTGATGGAAGAACAGCACAAACAACAAATGAAAAATTAACAGTTGAAAATGAACTTCCAGAAATTAAAGTTATTGATTTCTTAACAGGATTATTTAAACTATTTAATTTAACAGCTTTTGTAAATAACAAAGATGAAATTGTTGTAAAAACTTTGGATCAATTTTATGCAGACAACACAAACAATTGGAACATTTCTGATTTTGTAGATAATTCACAAGCATCATTAGAACCTTTACAGCAATATAAATCAATTATAATGCGATATCAAGGTTTGGAAATGAAACTTGCAGAGAATCATAAACAGGTAACAAACAAAGAGTGGGGGTCAATCACATACAAAGGAGATAACGAAGGAACAAAAGCTTCAGAGGGAGATGATTATAAGATTGAAGTACCTTTTGAACATTTTAAATTCACAAGATTACAAAACATCGGAGTAAGTGGACAAAATACAGATGTGCAAGTTGGATTTGCGGTTGACAAAAATGACAGTACCTTCAAGGGGAAACCATTATTGTTTTATCCAATAAAAATCACAGGAGGAACTTCTATTGCAATAAGAACAACAGGAAACCTTTTTTCAACAATATCAAATTATTACATACCTTCAAATTCCAGATTTGTAACAGATTCACAAACAATTAATTTTTCTGCTGAAATGAGTGAGTACGCAAATGTGCCATTCAGGAAATCATTATTTGAAAGTTTCTACAAAAATTACATATCTGACATTTTCAAATCAAACAGAAGGCTGATAAAATTGGAAGCGTTCCTGCCATTAAGAATAATTTTGAATCTTGAAATGAACAATAAATTCATCATTGGAACAGACCTTTATAGGATTAACAGTATTCAAACAAATTTTCAAACTTTAAAATCAAAAATTGAATTGATAAATGAAGTTTCAGAATTTACTTTGACAACAGATGAATCTCTTTTGGCTGATACAGTTGATAAACCATTCATTAAAGCAGACTCAAATAAAGTGAAAGCCGATAATTCCGTACCGATATAATGGAACAAATTTTTGATCTTTTGATGCTATCTAAAAAATTCAAGTTAACAGGTCGTTATATTGGTATAGCATTAGGAAAAAACAAATTACCAGAAAGTCCAACAGAAGCATACAGAATCTTTGAGAGAGAATTATGGCAAAGCGAATTATAGAAATTGAAGCTAAAGTTGCAAAAGCAGCTAAAGACCTTCAAAAAATTACTGACAATATTGAATCTGCCAAAGAGGAAACAATTCTTTTTCAACAAGAGTTAAGTAGATTGGAAAGGGAATTAGTAAAAACTCCCAAAGGTCAAGTTGCAAAACAAAAAGCATTAAAGAAAAGCTTAAATGAGGTAAGGCAGAGAATATCTGAGAACAAAGCAGATGTTGCAGAGTTAAATCTTGAGAAAACAAAGTATTCCAAGAATCTTCAAAAAACAAAAACAAACTTAAAAGAAACAGAAAAGGCTCAATCTGAATACAATAAGGAGGTTGAGAAAGCAACAGGTTTTACAAAACTTTTAGATCGAGCAACCTTTGGCTTATTTTCTCAGTTTAAAAGTGGAATAAAAATTCTAAAAGCCAACATTGTACAATTAGGCTTATTTAGAGTTGCATTAATTTCAACAGGGATTGGTGCGATTGCAATTGCTCTTGGTTCTTTTGTTGCTATGTTAACTCAAACAGAAAGAGGTCAAGACCTTGTAACAAAAGCCACAACAAGATTAAGCACAGCTTTTGAAGGAGTGAAACAATTTTTTGTTGATCTGGTTAATCCGATACAAAAATTTGGAAGTGCGATTGTGAAGTTTTTTGGAAGAGATACAAAGGGTGCTTTAGAAGATTTTAAATTGGCATTAAATGGAGTTAAAGATGCTGCTAATGATGCAAAGGATTCTGTAAAGGAGGGATTTGAATTGGGAAATCAAATTGCAGAGAACAGAATCAAGGCAGAAAAAGATGAAAGGAAGCTAATTGTTGATCGACAAAAAGCAAATACCAGAGTAAATGAATTGCGAATCAAAGCTTATGACAGAGAAAAATTCACAGTAGATGAAAGAATAAAATTTTTAAAAGAGGCACTTGCTGTCGAAGATCAAATTGCACAGAGAGAAATCAACAATGCTAATTTATTGGTTGAAGCTAAAACTCTTGAGAATTCAATCGGAGAATCAACAAATGAAGATAAGAGAGAACAAGCAGAATTGGAAGCTGATGCTGAAAAATTAAGAGCAAAAAGTCTACAAAGACAAAGAGAAGTTTCTTCAACCATTCAATCATTCCAGAGGGAAGCTATAAGGCTAAGAAAGGAAGAAATGAAAGAGCAAGGGGTGGTTGGTGAAGGTTTAAGAGAAACTCTGACTCTTCTTCAGGAAGATAAAAAGGAAAGAGATGAGGAAACAAAAGAAAAAGAAGATGCTGACTTTATTGAAAGGATGCGTAAAAAGGCTGAAGAATCAAAAGCAGATGCAAAATTTGCATTAGAAAAAATAAAACTTGAAGAAAACAAAAATCAATTTATTGCGCAAGGATTAGTTTCAACAAGTAATTTGATTGCAACAGTAGCAGGAAAAGATTCCAAAGTTGGAAAAGCGGCAGCAACTGCATCGGCTATTATTTCTGGGATTGGTGCTGTTCAAAACACTTTTAAATCTGCATCTGATTCTCCAGTAACAACTTTCTTTCCACCTTATCCATTTATACAAGCAGGGATCGCAGCAGCTTTCACGGCAAAACAAGTTCAAGCAATTAATTCTACGGATTCAACTGGAAAAAGTGGAGGGAGTGCATCAATCACATCAAGGGGTCAAGCACCTGCAATAAATGTGGTCGGACAATCTCCAATTAATCAACTTGCAGAAACAATTGGACAACAAGATAAAAAACCTGTAAAGGCATTTGTTGTTTCAGATGATATAACTACACAACAAAATTTAGACAGAAAAATAAACGAAAACGCTTCATTAGGATGAAAATAGTTGAATTGATATTAGATGAAAATGATGAATTGAATGGCATTGAAGCCATCAGCATTGTTGAAAGCCCTGCAATTGAGGAAGATTTTGTTGCATTGAAAGATGCTCAGGATATTGAATTGAAAAAAATTGATGAAGAGAAACAGATCTTGCTTGGACCAATTTTGATTCCAAATAAACCAATTTTGAGAAAAGGGCAAGAGGACAATTATTATATTTATTTCTCCAGAGATACGGTACGAAAAGCATCTGAATTGTACTTAAAAAATGGGAATCAAGGGAAAAGTACATTAGAACATCAACATTCAATAAATGGACTGACCTTGGTTGAATCTTGGATTGTCGAGGACAAGAAAAAAGACAAAAGCCAATTGTATGATATGGACGTACCTTTGGGAACTTGGATGGGAACAATCAGAGTTGACAACAAAGAGATTTGGGATGAGTACGTAAAATCTGGAAAAGTTAAAGGCTTTTCAATTGAGGGATATTTTGCAGACAAAAGTGAAACACCACAGGAGAAGGGCATAAAAGACCGTTTATCAGAAATAGAAGAGGAAGACAAGGTTGCACTTATTGAATCGCTTAAATCATTGCTAAAAGGCGAAAAACAAGAACTTGAAAGCTATTCTGATTATGGGGAAGGGGTAAAAAATAATGCAAAAAGAGGAATCGAACTGAATCAGAAAGTTGGGAACAAATGCGCCACGCAGGTGGGAAAAGTGAGAGGACGACAATTGAGCAAGGGTGTTGGTTTGACATTACCCACGATAAAAAGAATGTACTCTTATTTATCAAGAGCAGAAACATATTATGATCCAAATGATACGAAAGCGTGTGGAACAATAAGCTATCTTCTCTGGGGTGGTCTTGCCGGAAAGAGTTGGGCAAAATCAAAATTAAAAGAACTTGGTGAATTAAAATTAGAATCAAAAGTTATAGATAAAAATTTTGCAATAATTGATGATAGACTTGGTTATGCATCAAAAGAAATGGCAGATAAAGTTGCAAAAGATATTGGTTGTACTGGATCACACGAACACGAGTTTGAAGGGAAAACTTGGTATATGCCTTGTGAAAAACACATAATGAAAAAAACAAAGTCACCTTGTTGGGATGGATATAGACAAGATGGATATAAAATGAAAGGTGGCAAAAGAGTTCCAAATTGTGTAAAAATAAAAGATGACTATGCTAAGGTTGGAAAAAAGGGAGGAATTGTTCCAAGTAAAAAAGCACCAAAGTCTGGAACTAAAAATCCAAATCCAAAAGGAAAAGGAACAGCTAAAGGAACAGCAAAAGGAAAGACAGGAGCAAAGGTAAGCGCAAAAGATCGTGCTACTCTTCAGAAAAAAGCAGATGAGTTCAATGAGAAATACAAACAAAAGCTTGGGTATGGGGTAACGGTTGGACAATTATCTTCAGTTTACCAAAGAGGATTGGGTGCATTTAACACTTCTCATTCTCCAAACGTAAGTTCTGCATCGCAATGGGCATTTGCAAGAGTCAATGCTTTTTTATATCTGATTAAGAATGGAAGACCACAAAATGCAAAGTACATAACAGATTATGATTTGTTACCAAAGAAACATCCCAAAAGCAGTAAAAAATGAGATATCCAATTCCTCAAAATAAAAAAAGAGGTTGCCTTTGTAGAGATGGGCATACATATTCTGTCGAGTGCTGTGGTGAAGATTATTTTAATCAAGGGGTTGGTAGCGTAACAGGATTGGTATTGACAAATGAAAATGTTGCATTTACAGGATTATCGGTTTCAGATCAAGGAGTGATAACACCACCTTCAGCAACTTACGAAGGAACTGATATTGGAACTGTTACAGTCAGTCCATCTTCTTTCAGTACTGTCGGAACTCCAACAAATAGAACTGTTGAATCAACTGTTACTGTTCCTGATAGTGTGCAGGTTTCAGGGGAACAAGTAAGGTTTGCAAACGCAGGATCAAAAGTTAACAAATCTGAAGTGGTGAGTCAACCTGCATTAACAACAACCACGATTGCACCAACAACTACAGCTGCACCCACAACAACAGTTGCACCAACCACAACAGCTTCTCCAACAACAACAGTTTCAGGGGTTACAAATACAATTGAAAGTTCAATACACAAATATACACATACTGGTGTACCTTCTGGAATTGTCACATATCGAATGGCAATAAATCCTGATGGCACTTTTGCAGATTTTACAGGAATCAGGGGATCAGTTGTAACTTTGGTTTCATTTTTGGGATATAGTGAGCCAGAGGTTGTTAGTGGCAGTTCTTCTGGATTAAGTTTTTCTTCAACAAATGTCGGAGGAACAACAGTAGGAATTGGGCATCATATAACAACAGGTGTAAGTTATTTTTCTGCAACTGAATTTTCATCATTACAAACCGGAACAGCAAACAATCCAAATGGCACAACTGCATCTTTCACAAATAATAATGGAAACACAAGTAGTCCAACAGATTTCGGTCTTTTTGATTCTGTTAATTCAATTGGCATTCGAGTTGTTATACCCGCAAATCAAACTGATACTTCTGCACCATTATCATCGCAAGGAAGTTTGAATGCAGCATATGTGGATGGTTACTACACAAATTTCAATTTAAATTCTCAATTTAGAGTTCAAAGTGGACTCATTACAGAAGTAAAAAATATTGTTTAAAAATGCAAATTTTTTGTTCTTATTCGTCATATGAATATGAAAAATGCAAAAAATATGTTAAACGAAATCAAAACATTACTTGGGGTTGAGGAACAAGAAATAGTTCTTGCACAACTTAACCTTGAGAATGGCACTGTTTTGGAGTCTGAAGATTTCAATTCAGGAAGTGACGTATTCATTTTGACAGAGGATGAGAAAGTCGCATTACCTGTTGGAAAGTACGAACTCGAAGATGGCAGATTTTTGGAAGTGATTGAGGATGGAGTTATCTCCGAAATCAAAGCTGAAGAAGTAAAAGCCGAAGAAGAGGAAGAAAAAAAGCCAGAAGAAGAAAAAGAAGAAATGGCTTATGCAACTAAAGAAGAACTTGCAGAAGTTGTTTCAATGGTTGAGGAAATCAAATCGATGATTGAAAAAATTGGAGAAGGAAAAAAAGAGGAAGAAGTTTCTGCTGAAGAAAGTGAAGAATTGAAAGAAAATCTTTCTGAAGCTTCTGCTGAACCAATCAAACATTCTCCAGAAAAAAGTACAGAAACAAAATTTAATCTTTATTCACAACAAAGACCTTTAACAACTCTTGATCGAGTAATGGAAGGCATTTCACAAATTAAATAAAATGGCAACAACAACTTCAATAACCACAACTTATGCAGGAGAGTTTGCAGGGCAATATATCTCCAAAGCACTTCTTTCAGGCGATACAATCGCAAATGGAGGAATCACAGTAAAACCAAACATTAAGTTTAAAGAGGTGATCAAGAAAGTAGATACAAACGCAATAGTGAAAGATGCTACCTGCGATTTTGATCCTACTTCAACGGTAACTCTTACAGAGAAAGTTTTACAACCTGAATATCAACAAGTAAACCTTCAGCTTTGTAAAAAAGATTTTCAAAGTGATTGGGAAGCAATTCAAATGGGATTATCTGCTCACCAAACATTACCTAAGAATTTCGCAGATTTTCTGATTGGTCACGTTGCAGCTAAAGTTGCACAAAGAACAGAGCAAAGCATCTGGGATGGAAATACAAGTAACAATGGTCAATTTGATGGATTAACAAAACTCGTTTCATTAGATGCAGATTTGCCTTCAGCACAAGAAGTTGCAGGAACAACTGTTGATGCGAGCAACGTAATTGCTCAACTTGGATCGCTTGTAGATGCTATACCTTCCACAGTATATGGAAGTGAAGATTTATTTTTGTACGTTTCTTCGAACATTGCAAGAGCATACATCAGAGCATTAGGAGGATTTGGTGCATCAGGTCTTGGAGCAGCAGGTACAAACAATCAAGGAACTCAATGGTTCAATAACGGAAGCTTGTCTTTTGATGGGGTTAAAATGTTTGTTGCAACAGGGTTCGCTGATAACAAAGCAATCGCTGCTGAAAAATCAAATCTATACTTTGGCACAGGATTACTTGCTGATCACAACGAAGTGAAGGTAATTGATATGGCTGACCTTGATGGTTCACAAAATGTGCGTGTCGTAATGAGATTTACTGCAGGTGTACAATATGGAACAGTTGAGGACATAACAACTTATGGAATCACTAACTCAGCAAACTAATTTTTAATCTGATTGGGGTGGATTTATTTTCACCCCTTAATCTTAAAACACACAACAAATGGCTTGTACTTTAACCTTGGGGAGAAAAGAACCCTGCAAAGATGTGGTCGGTGGGATTAAAAACGTTTATTTTGTTGACTTTGGAGGCCTCGGAACTGTAACACAAACAGCAGATGAGATCACAAATATGACAGGAGATGGATCAAACAATCTTACTGCCTTTAAATATGAATTGAAAGGTGCAAACAGTTTTGAACAGACTGTAACTGCATCAAGGGAGAACGGAACAGTTTTCTACGAACAAACGCTAAATATCAATTTGAAAAAATTATCAAAAGAAGATAACCAAGAATTGAAGATTTTAGCTTACGGAAGACCTCACGTTGCTGTTGAAGATTATAATGGCAATGTTTTTATGATGGGTCTTGAACACGGTGCTGATGTATCTGGGGGAACAATTACCACAGGCGCAGCGATGGGCGATTTGTCAGGGTACACTTTGACATTAACCGCACAGGAAAGAGAACCTGCTAATTTTATGAATTCAGCAACAATTGATGCTGACTATCCATTTAGTGTAACTGATTTCTCAGGATTATCAGGAACAGTTACTGTAACAGCAGGAACAAACACCTAATTTTCTTTTTTTCATTGTTGGAAAGGGGTGGCAGAAATGTTACCCTTTTTTTTTGCAATTATTTCAACTATCTTCGTTATATAGATATGAAGATTTTGACAACAAGCACTTCAAACCAAACAATTAAAGTTGTACCAAGAGAATATGTTACCACAGCATCATTGGTTTTGAGAGATGATAGCACAGATACTGAAACCACAACATCGGTTTCTCCTTCACAGGTTGGAGATTATTTGCAAATAACAAATGCTTATACTTTGGTTGAAAGTAGATTTTACGATTTGACCTTAAAAAATTCAGGTGGAAGCGTTATTTATAAAGACAAAATTTTTTGCACAGATCAAACAGTAAACCAAACATCAAACAATTATTATTCGGTCAATGATTCAGTTTTTACAACCGATACAAGCTATGATGATGATTACATAATTTTATGAAAGATATATCAATTGTAAACTTAAACAGTTACACGACTCCAAAGGTTGTCGAATTCAAAAACAAAAATTGGATTTCCTATGGAGAGAACAATGATTATTTCCAACACTTGATTGATAGATACAATGGGAGTCCAACTAACAATGCAATCATAAATGGACTTTCCGATATGATTTACGGACAAGGATTGGATTCAACAGACTCTTCCAGAAAGCCAGAAGATTATGCAAAAGCTATTTCTTTGTTCACCAAAGATTGTGTGCGGAAGTTGGTTTATGATCTCAAATTGATGGGACAATCTGCTATGCAGTTGATCTATTCAAAAGATAGAAAAACAATCGCAAGAGTTGAACACTTTCCAATTGAAACCTTAAGGGCAGAAAAATGCAATGATGATGGGGAGATTGAAGCATATTATTATCACCCAGATTGGTCAGATATAAAACCAAGCGAAAAGCCAAGAAGAATTCCTGCTTTTGGATTGTCAAAAGAAAACATCGAGGTGTTGGTTGTTAAACCTTATCGTGCAGGATATTATTATTTTTCGCCTGTTGATTATCAGGGAGGATTGCAATATTCAGAATTGGAAGAAGAGATTGCAAACTATCATATCAACAACATTCAAAATGGATTAGCACCATCAATGCTAATAAATTTCAACAATGGTATTCCAAATGATGAGGAAAGAGAAATGATTGAGCAGAGGATTTACAAAAAGTATTCAGGAACATCCAATGCAGGAAAATTTATTTTGGCATTTAATGACAGTTCAGATCAGGCGGCAACATTACAAACTGTCGAATTATCAGAAGCACACGCACAATATGAATTTTTATCAACTGAGGCATCAAGGAAAATACTTGTAAGTCATCGAATTGTTTCACCAATGTTGTTCGGAATCAAAGACCAAACAGGTTTAGGGAACAACGCAGATGAATTAAAGACAGCTTCGATTTTAACTGATAATGTGGTAGTAAGACCATTTCAAAGGTTGCTAATTGATGCTTTTGATCAAATTTTAGCATTTAATGGGATATCAATCAATTTATATTTCAAGACACTTCAACCTTTAGAATTTACAGACACAAGTCAAATTACAGACAGAGAAACAAAAGAAGAAGAAACAGGGATCAAAGAAAACCTTTCAAAGATGCTTGATATAAATACAGCAGAAAGTTGGTTGGATCATTTAAAAGATGCAGGAGAAGATGAACCAGAGGATGAAGATTGGGTTTTGGTAGATGCTGAGATTGTTGATGATGATGAACCAGAAGATTTTGACGTTGAAAAATACTTAAATGGCCTAAAGCTTTCTGCTAATCAAGAATCGGAAATAGATGATGAATTTTACAAAGTGCGATATAAGTATGTAAAAGGAACAAAGAAAAATGCAAAAAGCGACAGTAGATTATTTTGTTCAAGAATGTTGAGGCTTAAAAAAGTTTATCGCAAAGAGGATATAATCAAAATGGGAGAAAGTGGAGTAAACCAAAAACACGGACATAAGGGAGAACCTTATTCAATATTCTTATACAAAGGAGGAGTAAATTGCCATCATCGATGGGAAAGAAGGATTTACAAAAAAAGGAAAAAGAAAAACGGAGAACCCTATGGAGGGAATTCATTAACAGGAACAAAATTCGTAAATGTCAATCAAGCGGTAAGGGAAGGCTTTAAACTCCCAAAACAACCTGCAGAAGTTGCGGTTGCACCAATTGATATGCCAGATAACGGACATCACCCAAATTGGAGACCATAATGGCAACAGCATTATTTATAAAAAGATCAGACCTTGTAAAAAATTCGATTATCGATGGGAACGTTGATACAGATGATTTTATACATTACATTAAGTTGGCTCAGGAAATACACGTTCAAAATTTTCTGGGAACAAAACTCTATAATAAAATTTCTGCAGATATTGTTGCAGGTTCGTTGAGTGGTGCTTATTTAACATTGATTAACAATTATGTGCAAGATATGCTGATTTTTTATGCGATGGTTGAATACCTTCCATTCACAGCTTACAAGATAAAAAATGGAGGAATTTTTAAGCATTCAAGTGAAACAGGAGAAGTGCCTTCAAAATCTGAAATCGATTATCTGGTGAACAAATATCGAGATAAAGCGGAATATTATACAAGAAGGATGATTGATTACGTTACATTTAATATAAGCAGTTTTCCAGAATATAACACAAACAACAACGAAGATGTTTATCCAGATAAAGACAGCTTATTTCAAGGTTGGGTGCTATGATGTATAAACCGAAAGAAGAAAACATACAGAAATTAAAAAAATTTATAAGTAATGCCAAACTTAACCGATTATTACGGAATCAACACAATAAGTTGGGGAAGTAGTTACTCTGAATCGCATTGGGGAAATGCAAACGAAACGAATTCGTGGGGTATTATTTATCCACTTTCAGCAGGAGGAAGTTCATTGACTGCTGACACAACATCATTCAAAGCAGATACAACAAGTAAAACAGCAGATCAAACACAAATTTAAAAATAATGGCTAAACAAACAATTGGAGTAGGAACTTCAGCAAACGATGGAACAGGAGATAACCTGAGAGATGCATTCATCAAAGTGAATGATAACTTCACAGAGTTGTACACCGATGATGCAGGAGACGTTGGAAGCATAACTGCAGGAACAGGGATTAGTGTAAATGCATCAACTGGTGCAGTAACAGTAACAAATTCTGCGCCTGATCAAACAGTTGCTTTAACAGGAGGAACAGGAATCAGTACAAGCGGAACATATCCAAGTTTCACTATAACAAATGATTCTCCAAATGCAACCCACACAGGAGATGTAACAGGATCAGGAGCGTTGACATTGGCAAATAATATTATTGATTTTTCAAAACTTGCAAATGTTTTTATAGCAGAAACCTCAATCACAACATTAACAGGAACTGTAACTTTTGATTGTAGCACATCTTCAGTTTTTAAATTATCTGGAGATATAACAGGCACATATACAATTAGCCTTGATGGATATTCCAGAGGACAAGTCATCACAATTTATCCAATAAAAGGAAATCAAACTTTAAATCTTGCAGGTGCAGGATCATCTACAAATACCTTCAATAAATTGGGTGGAACAGATTACAACGATGATGGATCAGAATCAAACATTATACAAATTGAATGTGTTGATGCTTCGGCAACTGATCCGATTTTCTTTTACTCGATAGCAACCTTTGCAGCAAGTTCATCTGATATTTAAGAAATATGGCATTTGGAAGAAGAATTTTGAGTTTTGGAGCAGGTGGGGGTGGTGCTTATGTTGCTCACTTTATGGTGTTAGCAGGAGGTGGTGGTTCAGGCAATTCTCCAATGATTGGGGGTGGATCAGGTGCAGGTGGATTAAGAACATCCTTTGGATCAAATTCAGGAGGTGGCTCATCTGCTGAAACAGCTTTAAATTTAACATCAGGAACAGTATATACAGTTACTGTTGGTGCAGGTGGTGCAGCAGGATCTGGAGGAAATTTTCATAAGGGAAACGTTGGAAATCCATCAAGTTTAAGCGGTGCTGATATAACAACAATTGAAAGCAACAAAGGTGGTGCTTATGGCAATTCAGATCCTCACGGATGTGGGGTTGGAGGATCAAGTTCGGTGGCGCCTCATCTCGTAGGTGGTGGTGGCAAAACACAAGGAACAGCAAATCAAGGTTTTGCAGGTGGAAATGGAAATAGTGTTTCAGGTGGAGGCGGTGGAGGTGTTGGCTCTGTTGGAGGAAACGCATCGGGTAACTTTGGTGGAAATGGTGGTGCAGGTTTAGATATTTCAATTACTGGTGCATCCGTTGGATATGGAGGCGGAGGTGCAGGAGTTTTTAATTCTTCAGGATGTGGAGGTAGCGGTTATGGAGTAGGAACAGCTTCTCACGGTGGTTCAAGTTGTAACAGTGGTGTTTCTGCAGCAGCTAACAGAGGTGGTGGCGGAAGCATATCGAGTTCTTCAGGATTCAGACCGGGTGGCTCGGGAATTGTAATTTTAAGAGTTCCAACAGCAAATTATTCTGGAACTACAACAGGCTCACCGACAGTAACAACAGATGGAACAGATACTGTAATTCAATTTACAGGTTCAGGAACTTATACAGGATAAAATGGCACACTTTGCAGAAATAAATACAGATAATATTGTTATTAATGTTTTGGTTGTAAACAACAATGTATTAATTGAGAATGGAGATGAAATAGAACAAAAAGGAATCGACCTTTTGCATTCTTTATATGGCTCAGATAAAACTTGGGTACAAACATCTTACAATAATAATTTTAGAAATAAATTTGCAGGAATTGGAGATATTTTTGATTCTGTAAAAAATGTATTTAGAGAGTCATCACATTTTGAATCTTGGGAAATTGGAGAGGATGGAATTTGGCATCCACCTGTTGAAATGCCTAATGATGAAAATGATTACGAATGGGATGAAGAAAAAGGAGAATGGGTACAGATTTAAAAAAAACCTATGGAAGATTTGAAAATTTTTGGACTATATACAGCTAATCTTTTTGCGTTGGCTTTTAGCGTGACTGAAGTGAATGCTTTTTTACAAATGTTTGTGATGATTGCAACGCTAACATTCACAGTTATACAAATTATAAAAGCAATTAAAAAATGAAAATGCCATCAAATGGAGTTGCTAAAGACATTCGGCATTATGTAGGAAGCTTGATTGTATTTTTTTTGGTGATAATTATTCTTTATTATCTAACAAAATATACAATCCCACAACAAAATGCACAGATTGTAAATACTTTGATCGGAATGATTGCCGCATCTGTGGCTATGGTGATTGCATCAATAACAGGAAGAAACCCAGATGATCTTGAGGCAGCAAGAAAAAAAATCTCTAACTTGGAGATGAAAATTGAAATGCTCGTACAATCAAAAGATATGCTTGAAAGTATGCTGATAAAAGTTCAAGATGATACAATTGATCGGTTGTTATTGAATAAAGCAATTGATTGTGATGATAAAAATTGTAAATGTAAAAAATGAGTTTAAAATTTTTCACATATGAAGAATTTGATTCGCCTGACTTACCTAACTCTGGGCGCAGCAATATGGATATTGATTTTTTGGAGTTGCTCGACAATGCTCGTGAAATTGCAGGGATTCCCTTTAAAATCAACAGCGGTTTCAGAACGAAGGAACATAACAATTCAATCTACGAAAAGCTTGGAAAAAAGCCTATTGCATCAAGTCACCTTATTGGAAAGGCAGTTGATATTGCAACAAAAGGATCACAAGACAGATGGATTATACTTACAGCGTTGCAAAAAGCGGGTTTCAATAGATTTGGAATTGGAAAATCATTCATTCACGTTGACTCCGATGGACTCGATAAAGGGGGAGATAAAGTTTCCAATGTCATCTGGACATACTAAAACAGCAGGTTCTACGATATGCTTAAATTGATTTTAGGGTTGCTCAAAGGTGGCAACAATGGAAAGTCTGTGGCAGGCAATCTTGCTTGGGAAATCAGAGAAGCCATCAAAGGCAAAGAACTTGATCCAACAGAATTAATTGAATTACAGACAAAGATAAATGAAGTTGAGGCGCAACATAGATCGCTTTTTGTTGCAGGTTGGCGACCAAGTGTAGGTTGGGGATGCTCAATGGCATTCTTTTATCATTTTGTAATTTTTCCAATTATCAGAACAATATACCCTGATGTTGAATTTCCAGTTCTTGATACAGAACCTTTGTTCACAGTTTTGTTGGGGATGCTTGGATTGGGTGGATTACGCACCTATGAAAAGATGAAAGATAAAACAAGATAACCTTGTTTGCTTATATTTTAGATTATAATATATTTTAAATTATAAAATATTCTTAATTATATATAATCCAAAGTATAAGCTATTTTTTTTTTAAAATTTTTATATTTGTTTAAATGAGTGAAGAAATGAGAATAAGAAACCTTGCGGAAAAAATTGCAAAAGATTTTGCATTATCAGTTAAAGAAAGAACCGACCTTCTCCTGGAGTTGGATGCTAATCAGTATACAAACCTTGGATTGGATTCTTTGAAAGGAGAAAAGATAAAAGTAAAATCAGATTCTAAATTTATCTACAAACAAATAAAAGGTTTTGATGAACCGACAGGTAAACTCTTGCTTAATCATTTAGATGCGTAAAAAAGCTAAAAAACCCACAAAGTCAAAATTAGTCAAGAAGCTTGATATAGTTTTTTCTCAATGGGTAAGGCTTTCAAATGCTGATCATAAAGGAAATTGCAAATGCGTAACCTGTGAAAGAGAATATTTTTGGAAAGATATTCAGGCAGGACACTTTATGTCACGCAAACATTATTCAACCAGATGGGATGAAAATAATGTAAAACCTCAATGCAAGGGCTGTAATCTCTTCGGACAGGGTAAACAATATGAATACTCCATATTTTTGGGAAAGTCGCTTAGCGATCAGCTATTGAGCAAATCAAGGATGCTAATGAAGTTCACAGTCGGTGACATTGAGGAAATGATTGAAGATTACCAAAAAAGAATAAAAAAATATCATTTTTGAAAAAAAAGCTTATATTTACAATGAATTTCATTTTTAAGTTTTTAGGTATATTCCAGAAAGGGAGGAGGCAAATGCTTCCTCTTTTTTTTTATAACAAAAATTTTTATATATTTGGGATAAATAACTTAAAAACATTATTTATGGATTTCAAATCTCTCTACTGGTGGTCAATGAAAGATCACGAATTACGAAGAATTATTTCTGATCCTGAACATCTTGATCATTATAGAAAAGGTGCGACAAAGGAATTGATCAGAAGAACGACAGATTACTCGATTGATGACCTACAAGGATGATTTATTGAGACTGCAAAATGCAGAGATCACGGCATTACGATTCCGTGTGCAAGAATTAGAAGCAAAATTAGAAGTATTAGAACAAAATTTATGGAAAGAAGAAACGCAACAGTAAAATTTATTGAACCTGCAATTCCCCCCACATATGTTGGAAGAGAAGGGCAGACACTCAACTCTTGGTTGGTTGGGATGAATGATGGCACACAATATAAGTTCTCATCGATTGGCAATTTCAAGTATCCGATAGGATCACAAATTGAATTTGATGTAAGGGGATCAGATAATCACCCAATCAAAACAGCATCAAAGGTAACAAGTTACCCACCCACTCCAAAAACATATGGAAGTACAATTAGCAAATTTCAAGGCAATGGAGGATCAAAAGATGATTTTATTTTGTTGCAGGTTTGTTTTAAAGAATGTATGCAAACATACGGGAAAGAATATGAACATTTAGTATTACAAAAAACAGAAGAATATTTTGATGGAATTAAAGAAATCTACAGTAGAAAGTAAAAAAGAAGAAACGTTTGTTCAATCGATAAGATTGTTTTCACCGAATGAATCTGCACCAGATTATGCGATTGCTGATATGGTTGTCGATTTAGAAAAACTCACAGAAGAGTTTGAAACAATGAAAAGCTTTGCGGCATCTGATAAGAAAGTGCGAATGCAAGTCAGAAGATCAAAGAAAGGAATAATTTACTCGGTTTTTAATGAGTATTACAAAGGAAAGCAGATCAAGTCCAGAGATCACTCTCCAGACAGAGAAGATGATTTGCCTATTTAGTAATTGGTTTACCCCCATTCATTTGGGGGTTTTTTTATATATTTAGGAATGCTTATAGAATTTAAAGATGAAATACAAAAAATTCGAGATGTCAGAAATGGCAAGATACGTGAAGGTTACAAGTTGGAAGTTCCAGAGATCGATGAACACTTCAGGTTTAAAAAAGGCAACTTCAATCTTGTTTTGGGTCACGCTAATGTTGGCAAAACTTCTGTTGTTTTATATCTTATGCTCTTACATAGTCTTAAGAATGATCTTCGATGGCTTATTTTCAGCTCTGAAAATGATCCTTATACATTGATAAAAAAGCTGATTGAATTCTTAGAACACAAACCGATTAATAAAATTCAGGATTCGGAATTTGATTCAAGGCTTGAATTCATTAACAGTCATTTTAAATTTATCTCAAATGAGGAAATCTACGATTGGAGAAGATTGAGAGAACTTGGACAAGCGGTCAAAGATGCTTGGGACTATGATGGATTTTTGATTGATCCTTATAATTCATTGACAAAGAAAATGGAGAAAGGAATGAACAGTCACGAATATGATTACAATGTAACAAGCGAAATGCGAATGTTTTGCAAAAAAAATAATGTTTCAATCTGGCTGTGTACTCACGCTGCGACTGAAGCATTGAGGAAAAAACACGCACAAAACCACGATTATTATGATCACCCTATTCCACCAATGGCAAGTGATATTGAGGGCGGAGGAAAATTTGTAAATCGTGCAGATGATTTTTTGGTGATCCACAGGTACATTTACCACCCTGTAAATTGGATGTTTAGTTTTATTCACGTGAGAAAGGTGAAAGACATTGATACAGGGGGGAGGCCAACAAGTTTAGATAGTCCAATTGAGATGCGCTCATTGCCTAACAATGTTGGATTTGAAATAAATAACGTATCTTTAATTAAAAAGCCGATCAGAGGGCAGAAGGATTTGCCTATCTGATTGTTTGAAATTGAAGATAAATGGATTTAAATTTTCAGATCGTACCGATCTACGGATTTTCTGCAGGCATCATTTATTACAACCCAAATATTGATCAAAGATATAATGATCTGGAGGATGTTGATGAGGATGAATATTTTGAGAGAATCACTATAATGTTTTTTGTTTTTGCTGTGCACATAACTTGGTTTTGAAAACAACTCTTGAAATCATTTTTGACAAACACGATGATTGGGTTGGGATTGTTTGCTCTTTTGGATGCAATAAATCTACAGCAGAAGATATTGTGCAGGAATGTTATATAAAACTTGATCGATTGATTAAATCAGGAACAAATTTTATGTACAATGAAAAAGAAATAAACCATTTTTATGTATTCAGGACATTAAGAAGTTTATTCATTGATCTAAAAAGAAAAGAGAAAAAAACAACTTTTGTCGAGATTGATAACATCAGCGAGAAAAAATTAGGAAAATTAATAACTGAGTTTGAATTGGACATTACTGAAAAATATTCAGAAATTCAGGATGAACTAAATGCAATGCATTGGTATGATAGAAGAGTTTACAATTATATTGAAGGAGGAGAAAGCATTGCAGGATTAAGTGAAAAAACAGAGATCAGCTATTATTCTCTTTATAACACTTACAAAAATGTGAAAACAAAACTGAAAAAAAAATTATGAAGATTGGAGATTTAATTGCAAGAATTACAAAATTCCTTTACATAGATCGATTTGTAAAATGGTTTGTTGAGGATTTTTTAGGATATGAAAGTTGCGGATGTAAAGAAAGACAAAACAAATTAAACGAATTTAAATTCTTTTGGAATGACACAGATGACAGAGAGTGAATATTGGGAATTCACGGAAATTAAAAATACAGGATTTACTAAAGGTAATCAGGAAAGAGTAACAAGATTTTTGGCTCAATTACATTCCAAATATTTTAACCATCAATATTATATTCCTTGCACTTGTTCTTCAAAAACTTGGCAGGAGTGGATTGATCAACTAAACGTTATTCACAAGAATGGATTTGAACAAAGTTCATAAATGGGAACAAGCGGTTGTAACCCTTTTGAATTTTGATGATTGGGAATTAACTTGGACAGGTGAAGGTTATGACTCCTGCGATGCGGTTGGGAAAACTCCAAAGGGAATTTCTTGCTCAATGGAAATGAAATTTCGACAATCTTATTATGAAACAAAAATGCTTGAAGTTTACAAATATGAAAGGCTGATGCAGATGGAAGTTGAGGCAAGATTTTATTTTGTAAATGATCCTAAAGGGAATTACTTATTTTGGTTGGATGAATTAAAATTGCCAGAGGTGGAAAAGCTATATTGTCCAGATACAACTTTGTGGACAAAGAAAAGAAAAAACAAAGATGTTTATCTTCTTGAAGAAAAAACGTCAATTGTAACGACTTTTTATTAGAAATTTTTCATATTTTTGAAATATGGGAAATATTGAAAAACTTGATTACCACAAAAAAATTGATGCAGTTTTTGATGCAGAGCTTGATTCTGATCTTGCTCTTATTCTTGCATTGATTGAAAAGTGGACAGAACAGAAACCAGATAGCGAACCTATCTTGAAATTGAGAGATACATTTATCCAGGTCTACTCAAAGATACATACGTTGAGAATGGAAAGAGAATTGGCAGGCAAAGCTATGTCACAATATAGAGAAGATAAATTGCGAGCAGTTGAAAGAGCAAGAAAAGCAGAAAAACAATTAGAAAACAAAAAAGATGGAAGACAAACAGATAATAGATTTTTATAATCAAATGAATTTAAAAGACATTGAACTTTTTATTCAATTAGCATCTTGCAGAATAAGAGTTCCAATCGAAAAAAAAGATAAAAAAAAATCTTACGTTTTTATTGATGATATAGCAGGAACTTGCATTAATGGTGCATTCATTGATTTAATCACAGAAGAGTTTGAAAAATCCATAATAAAAGAAAGAGATGGCAAATAACATAACACTTTTAAATGGTGAAACTTGGGAAATGGATGCTCTTTTAAAAAAAATGCGAGATGATGACTTTTATTTCAATTACCTTGGAAAAGATAAGGTTTTGAGCAAATCTTCCATTTCAGGCTTAGTGCCACCAAAAAGCCCAAAGGAGTGGTACTATGGTTCTGGAAAAAAAGGAAGTGAATCTGCATTTCGAGCAGGGTCGCTTTTTCATTGGGCGATTCTTGAGCCAGAAAAATATGAGGAGGTCTGGTTTAGTTCATTGAAAACGAGAACTGCAAAAGGATTTAAAGCAGAAAGAGAAGAAGCAGGACAAGAAATTTATTCAATGTCGGAAAGAATTTTTAACAATAAACTTGTTGCAGAATTTACTGTAAATAAAAAAGCAATGTCAAGACTTGAAAATTCAGTTTCTGAAGTTCCTCTTTTGGGAATGATTCAAGGATTTCCATTTAGGGGAAAGGCAGATATTGTGAAAGATGATGGCAGAATCTATGATCTAAAAACCTGTGGCAATTTAGAGGATTTTCCAAAAAATGCTTTTTCGTATGGATATGACATACAAGCGTATGTTTATTGTTTCTTAATGGATATACCGCCAGAAGATTTTGAATTTATTGCTGTTTCAAAAAATACTTATGATATTGGATTTTTTCCTATTGACAAAAGTTTTTATCTTCAGGGCAAAGAAAGGTTGGAACTTGCATTAAAAGTTTATGACTCAATATTTCATAAAAAAACTGATGAAGAGATAAGGGAAGTTTTGAACGAATTGACCTATGAAAATAAATTATTCTCATTAAAAAAGTACAGATATGATAAAAAAAGATAAAATAAAAATCAAAAAGAAAAAGAAGGAAAGATACTCAACAATTAGTATTTCAGAAGCGCAACATCTTGCAAGAAGAATAAAAAAACTGACAGGAATTGATGTTTTTGAAAAAACAAGATTGCAGGACAATGTCTACATAAGATCAGTTTTTAATTATTGTTTGAGCAAAACTTATCATTGGGGATTAACTAAGATCGCAAGGTTTTATCAATCAAATGGCTATGCAACATATGATCACGCAACTGTTTGGCATTCTTTGAATATGTTTGAACTATATGTTAGATATGAAAAATCTTTAATTACGTTATATGAAACACTAACAAGTTCGGAAAGAACTAAGCACAATCTTTCAATCATCATCTTCAATAAAATGCAAACATTGGAAATGTCGGAGATGGAAGCGATAAATGCATTAACAGATAAGTTTTATGAAGAATCCACAGGAGAGAACACAATTGAAAAAAAGATAAAAGATGAAGCAAGTTGATATTTCAGCAGTAAAAAAGAATCCTACAAACCCCAGGTTCATAAAAAATGACAAGTTCAAAAAGCTTGTTCAGAGCATAAAAGATTTTCCAAAAATGTTAGAGATAAGACCAATTGTGGTGAACAAGGAGATGGTTATACTCGGAGGAAATATGCGTTTTGAAGCTTGTAAACAGGCAGGATTGCAAAAGGTCTGGATCAAAATTGCAGATGAATTAACGAAAGAAGAACAACAAGAGTTCATAATTAAAGACAATTCAAGTTTTGGAGAATGGGACTGGGATGTATTAGCTAATGAATGGGACAAAGAACAACTTGAGGAATGGGGACTTGATTTACCCGTACTGAATGACAAGGCAGAGGTTGAAGAACCAGAGATTGAATTCAGCGAATACTTGGATGAATCTCACAACTATGTTGTTTTAACATTTGACAATGATATTGATTGGCTTTCTGCTCAAACTCATTTCAAACTGAAATCGGTTTATTCAAAAAGACAGAATGGCAAACCTTGGAGCAAGGGAGTTGGAAGAGTTGTAAATGGAGCGGAATATCTGAAGAACCTCAAGGATGAATAACATTTACATCATTTCTTATAAAAGACCAGAGATTGTTAGGACATATGATTATTTAGGAACAGGGCATATTATTGTGCCTAAATCTCAGGAAAAAGATTACAGAAAGAAATATGGAGATGCTGTTCTTTCAATACCAGATAAACAAGATGGATCAGAGTGCAGAAAAAGAAATGCTGTAATCGATTTAATAAAAGAAAGAGAACCAAATGGCATTGGTTGGATGATTGATGATGATCTACTTTATCTAAAAAGAAAAAAAGAAAGGGAGGTTTTGTCTGGAGATCAAGCTTTGGAAGTAATGGAAATTTTGCAGATAATGATGGAAGATTCAAACATAACATTTTCTGGGTTTGATTATACAGAGGATAATATGAAAAATAAAGATTTTGCACCATTTAGTTTAACAAAGTTTTTTTGTCAAATGGTTTTATTAAATGTCAATGATGGGTTAAGATATGATGAAAGAATGCGAGTAAATGGTGACTTAGATTTTTGGGTACAAAAAATGCAAAGAAACAGAAGAATTTTAAAAATGAATCAATTTGCTGCAATTTGTTATGGAGAAGAAGGAGGCGAGGGTTCGGTTATAGGTTGGGATGAATCAGACAGAACAAAAGCACATAAATTTATAAATAAAAAATTTGGCTTTCCAATAACAACTTGGAACAAAACAAGATGGGAATATAAAACTCCAATCAAAGGCATATGAAGATTTACAGTCCATCTTATAAAAGACCTAATGGATTAAAAACTCACAAATTAATTCCTGAAGTAATTTATTGTATTGATAAAAAAGATCAAAAAGATTACAAAAAAAATAATGTGAATTTGCACATCTTACCAGATGGAATTCAAGGCAACATTTCAAGGGTAAGAAATTACATAAAAGATGAACTTATAAAAGACAAAGGATTGATCATTGATGATGACATTGAAGCAATAAAAATATGGACAAAAAAAGATGATCTACCTTATCCAAAAAAGATCGATGACATTATCGAGTTCTTTGAAATGGCTTTTAATTTTTGTGAAGAAGCAAATTGCAAACTCTGGGGGGTAAACATTGTTGGAGACAAAGGATCGTACAGGGAGTATACACCAATCAGTTTTACAAATTGGATTTCTGGCAGTTTAATGGGATTCATAAATAACGAATGTGCCTTTGATGAAAGAATACCTTTGAAAGAAGATTTAGATTTCTCTTTACAAACGTTACATAAGTACAGAAAGCTGATTAGATTCAATTTTGTGCATCTGGTCAAAAAGGATCACGGAAACATTGGAGGTTGTGCTGATTATAGAACAATTGCAAAAGAGAAAGAACAATTTGAAATCTTCCAACGTAAATGGGGAACAGACATTGTAAAATCTGATACAACACAAAAAGGAAAAAAGAAGAAAACTTTTGATATCAACCCAATAATTAAAGTGCCAATAAAAGGAGTTTGAAATGGATGACCTAAAGGATTCAGAAATTGTACAAGTTTTATACAGAGATTTCCCAAAGGTTTACATACAGATCGTTGAATATTTAGAACAAATAAAATGGACAAAACGGACACACTAAAAAAAGCAGTTATTGAATCTCTGGAGAAATCGCTTGGGGTCGTTACAACTGCAGTCAAGCAGGTAGGAATTGCAAGGAGTACTTTTTATGAATGGATGAAAGATGAAAGCTTCAGAACACAAGTAGAGGATATACAAAACATTGCTCTGGATTTTGCAGAATCACAATTGCACAAACAAATTCAGGAAGGGAATACATCTGCTACAATATTCTACTTAAAAACAAAAGGCAAGAAAAGAGGCTATGTTGAAAGACAGGAGATAACAGGAGGCGATGGCTTACCAAACGATATAACAATTGAGATTGTCAAAAGCAAAAGTTCAAACTAATGAAGTTTGCAATCATCTTCTCCAGAGTGAAAAAAAGATAATTGTTGAACAGGGTGGAACAAGATCAGGGAAAACATACAACATCCTTGTTTGGCTCATCTTTCATTATGCACCCCAACACAGAGGTAAAACAATAACGATATGTAGAAAAACTTTTCCTGCATTGAGGGCATCAGTTCTGCGAGATTTTCTGGAGATATTGAAAACTCATCAAATGTACAAGGAGGAGTTTCATAACAAATCATCTTCAGAATACATACTCTACAACAATTTAGTTGAATTCATTTCTTTGGATCAGCCTCAAAAAGTGAGAGGGAGAAAGAGAGATTTGCTTTTCATCAATGAGGCGAATGAATTAAGTTGGGAAGATTGGCAACAATTGATCTTCAGGACAGAGGGCAAGATTGTTCTTGATTTTAATCCATCGGATGAATTTCATTGGATTTACGACAAAGTGATACCAAGAGAGGATGCTGATTTTTTTCAAACAACTTATTTAGATAACCCATTTCTTTCTGATACAATCATTGGAGAGATTGAAAGATTAAGAGAAACAGATGAACAGTATTGGCAAATTTATGGATTAGGGCAAAGGGGAGTTTCAAGATCAACAATCTTTAGATACATTGAAGTGAACAAAGTACCTGAGAATGCCTCCTTTTTGTCGTATGGGATGGACTATGGATACACGAATGATCCTACAACTCTGGTCGGGGTTTGGATTGATGGGTATAATCTTTACGTAAAAGAATTTCTTTACCAAAGAATGATGACAACAATTGACATACATAAGTTCTTTCAGAAATTGCAAATTGACAGAGAGGTGATTTTTGCTGATTCGGCAGAGGCTCGCTTAAATGATGAATTGCGAAGAATGGGTTGGAATGTAAGACCAAGCATCAAGGGCAGAGATTCTGTTAATGCAGGGATTGATCTATTGAAGAGATACAAGATACACCTGATAAGTGGAAGTGAAAACTTAATTTCTGAATTTAGAAACTATAAATGGAGAGAAGATCGAAACGGAAGAATCTTAAACATTCCAGAGGATCACGCAAATCACACTACTGATGCTCTTCGATATTCGACATACTCATTGTTAAGCAGACCTAATTTTGGTAAGTATGCAATCAGATGATTTTTTAAAAAGTTTTTATAAGTGAATTGCAAATTGTATCTTCAGGAAATGAAACTAACAGATGATCAAATACTTGGAGTGAAAAACGAAGCAAGGATGTACCTTGTTTTTGATCCTGACACTACAGTTGCATATAGCAAATATATGTGGAACAACTACAAGAAAGCTGTAGAGGTTGAGTTCAGGGGAGGAGAATTTTTCAAGGCAACAGAAAAATAGTTATCAAAAATTTAGGATAATTAAAAAAGGCTTTGTATATTAGAGCATTGTTTAATTAAAACCTTAAAAATGAAAAACACACTATCAAATGACATCTTTGGAAGAAAGTACAAAGATTTGCACGATGATGAGAAAGATCACATCGATGAGAATGTTCAAGGATTTCAAAATGCATTCGACAAATTTTGCAAAGAGTTTCACCGTAACACCAAGAAACAATGAAAGCAGAATTTTTGACAGCAAGAAAAAGGTGGGAAACCTTTAACAAAGAAAATGATATTAAAGTCGAAATCCTTTGGGAGCATAATCCTGAACATTCAGATCAATATTTTATCCATTACATCGGTTCGGGTTATTTTCACGACAGCGAAAAGATTGTTGGATTGTGGTCGGACAAGGTGGATGGACAATATCAAACTTATCAATAACAAATGGGGAGGGCAACCTCCCCTTAAAAAACTAAAAGATGAAAGCAGAATTTTTAAAAGCAAGAAAAGTTTGGGAAGATATGATTGATCAACAAAATGCAAAAGTTGAAATCCTCTGGGAAGATCAACCAGTTGGCTCTAATAAACATTATGTTTATTTTATTATAAAATCAGATTGGATAAACACAAGAAAGAGAATTGTTGAATTCAATGGTGATGGAAGTTGGGAAATTTTTACATAAAATAATCGGGGAGGGCAACCTCCCCTAAAAAACTAAAAGATGAAAAATAAAGAATTTAACGGATGGACAAATTACCAAACTTGGAGAATCAACTTGGAGTTGGGAATCACAGACAATAAAAATTTGGCTCATTGGGATGAGGAACAGATTGAGGAATGGGTAACAGAATACATAGATGATGAAAGCACAGGACTTGCTAATGATCTTGCGAGAACATTTCTCAGGGAGGTAAACTGGCACGAATTATGTGCTCATTTAAGAAACACATTTGGAATATGCAGAAACTGTCACGAGGAAACAGAAAACGAATATTGTGCAGATTGTGAAGAAGAATTAAACGTACTACCCTTCACCGAGAAGGGATAGTTTTTCATTTGGTTTAGTTGGTTGAGAGAGGGTTGCTTTTGTGATCCTCTCTTTTTTTGTTTAAATTGCATTTGATATAACGTTATACAAGTATGAAGGTTGAACTAAACGTTCCAGAAAGTTTAAAGCAGATTACTCTTGAGCAGTACCAACGCTTTATGGGAATCTATGACAGGAAAGACATTGATGAGTTTTTTTTGATGCAGAAGATGATTCAGATTTTTTGCGAAGTTGAACTTGCAAACGTTATCTTCTTCAAGGTGAAAGACATTAAGGAAATTGTCGGATCATTGCACAAGATTTTAAATGAATCTCCTACCTTTCACAAGAGAATACGATTTGAGGGCATTGAATATGGCTTTATACCGAATCTGGATGAGATCACAATGGGAGAGTACATTGACCTTGACGAAAATATGAATGACTGGAAAGACCTTCACAAAGCAATGGCTGTTTTATATAGACCAATTGAAATGGAATCTGGCGACAGATATACGATTCAAAAATATCAGGGCATCAAAGATGAGGATGTAATGAAAAGAATGCCTGCTGAATATGCATTAGGAGCATCGCTTTTTTTTTGGAATTTAAGGACAGAATTATCGGAAACTATCCTGAATTATTTGACAAAGGAGATGGAGGAGGAATTGACCACTCAGCAGAGGGAAATTTTGTTGCAAAATGGGGTTGGTTTCAATCACTATATGCTCTCTCTGACGGAAATGTTGAACGGATTGAAAATATCACAGAACTATTAGCACATCGATGTTTTATGATGTTAGCTTTTAAAAAAGATAAAAACGAATTGGAAAATCAAAGATTGAAAAGAAATGGCTAACGAAGGATCAAGGGCATACTACCTTGTATTAGACAAAATCAAGGATCAACTGATTGCAGATGAAAATGTAAATTCAGTAACGACAGGAGATATAACGGAGGTTGATCTGGAGAAACAGACAATGTATCCTCTCTCACATATCATTGTAAACAACACAACTTTTGCAGATAACACAATTAATTTCAATGTAACTGTAATTGCAATGGATTTGGTTGATCAGAGTAAAGCGGAAAAAACAGACAAGTTCAGGGGTAATGACAATGAAGCTGATGTTTTAAACACACAGCTATTGGTTTTAAACAGGCTGTATCAAGAATTGAAAAGAGGAACGATATATTCTGATGCTTATCAATTGATCGATGCACCAAGTTGCGAGCCTTTCAACGATAGATTTGAAAATCAAGTTTCTGGATGGGCAATGAGTTTTACATTAAGCACAAGAAATAACGTACAAAGACCAAGTTGTGACTGATTTTAAAATTTTTAAAAAGGTGTTGAATGATTTTGCAAAGCTTGTTATCAAAGGAGCGAAAGCAGAATTGAAAAAACAAGGAAAGGTAAGTTCAGGACAAATGCTTAAAAACCTTGATTATATCTTAAAACCAACAGAAGAAGGGTTTAATTTATCATTCATTGACAAAAGAGATAAACCAATTGCAGATTTTGTGGACAAAGGGGTAAGCGGAATTGTAAAAAAATATAACACACCTTATTCATATAAACCTGGAGGAGGGCCGAAAAGAAAACCACCACCAAGCGTTTTGATTGATTGGGTAAGCCAAAGAAGGTTTCAATTTAGGGATAGAAAAACAGGAAAATTTTTGAGTTACCAACAGACAGGTTTTATGATCAGGGAATCAATTTACAAAAGAGGATTAAAGCCAAGTTTGTTTTTTACAAAACCATTCAATAAATATTTTGAAATGTTACCAGATCAATTGTTTGAAGATTATGCAATTGAAATTGATAAATTTTATTCACAAGTATGATCAACACCAGAAGTCCTTACCATCTTGAATATGAGAATGCAGTAACAACGACAACTGTTGCTGTAACGACAACGACTGCTGCACCAATTGCAACCACAACCACAACAAGTGCTTTGTATGTGAGATATTTTGTAAATAATTTCAGCACAAGTCAAAGCGTTTTTTTTAATTTTCGATCAGGACCGGGCGAGATCACAAGTGCAGAAGTTCCTGCAAACACACAACAGAATATCTGCATTTATGCACCACAGTATTTTTATGAAAGAACATCAGGAACAACAGAATATGTTTCAGTAGAAACTGACATTGCTTGTGATGGAACAGAGGCACACGGAACATTTACACCTTAAATTCAAATTATGATAAACACGAGAAGTCCATTTTTTATAACTTACACAGGAAGCTGATGATTTATATTTGCGCACAACCATCTTGGTTTTATTATTCTTGGCAGATTGACATAATGCTATATTCATTCAAAGAATTAGGATTGTTCAAAAAGAATACGATACAGATTGTTTTGGGGTATAAAACAAAACCACATAAAAATTTCAAGAAACTTGAAAAGAAATACCCACAGGTTGAGTTTTTTTATTATCCAGATACAAGATACAATTCAAAATATGTGAGTTCGATTAGACCTCATTTGATGTATAAGCATTGGGTTGCAAATCCAGAGTTGAAAGAAGAAACAATTTTTTACCACGATTGTGATATTGTTTTGACAAGAAAATTAAATCTTCCTGAAGATGATGTTTGTTATTTGAGTGACACAAAAAGTTACATCGGATATGAATACATAAAAGGCAAAGGAGATGATGTTTTGGATTTGATGAGCAAAGTTGCTGATATTGATAAAAGAATTTTAAAAGAGAAACAAGATCAGAGCGGAGGCGCACAATATGTTTTAAAGGGCATAGATCGATCCTTTTGGCTAAACGTATATAATGATTCAGAAAAACTATTTGAATCGGTTACAGGTCTTAATTTGAAGAAAAAAGAAAATGATCCAAATTACCACGAATTGCAAATATGGTGTGCTGATATGTGGGCAGTTCTCTGGAATCTTTGGAAGCAGGGAAAAGAAACAGAGATCATTGAAGAAATGAATTTTACTTGGGCAACAAATAAGGTTGATGATTGGGAAAAAAATGCGATATATCACAATGCAGGAGTAACAGATACAGAAAGCGGAATGTTTTACAAAGCGATTCATCAAAAGGAATTACCTCCAAATGATTTGAAGATTGATAAAAAAAGAGCATCGAGCAAATATTATGAACTGTTATGCAAAGCATTATATTAATTGGAAACGGAAGCAGTTTACTTGACAGGAAGATGGGAAATGAGATTGACAAGTTTGATAAGGTTGTAAGATTTAACAGCTTCAAGATTCAAGGGTTTGAGGAATATGCAGGAACAAAAACAGATATCTGGTTTACAGTAAATGGATGCCATAAAAATGAAATAAATGAATTCGATGAGGTGATTTTTCATAGTTGGGCAAGATTAGAAAATTGCAAAATGTATGCAGATTTAAAAAGATATAGGGATATAAAAAAAATAAAAATGGAACAAATTCAAGAAATCGGAATCAATCACCCAAGCACAGGATTAATTGCTATTTTTCATTTTCTAAAATCTTTTCCAGAGATAACAATAACAGGTTTTGATTGGTGGAATAGAAAAAAGCATCATTATGGAGATGATGAACCAAGAGGAACATTGCACAAGCCAATTTTAGAATTGCAAAAAATAAACAGTTTAGGGAACCAAATAAAATTTTTATAATGCCTGTACTTAATTCAGTTGAACTTGATGTTTACATTTACACAGGATTGTCATCTGCACATTCTGGAAATCTAAAATATCAACTCCAGAAAACAAGAATATCTTCACAAACAAATGTAACGTTTGAAATTGCAAACCTTGTAAAAGATTATATCACTCACAACTTCAATAACAATTATCCAAGTGATACGGTATGGGTAAGAACAGAAGCAAGGTTGTATGATTCAAGCGGAACAGAATTTGCAAGTGGATCGCCTGTGGTGAATACTTATATTTCAAAAGATGGGTACGGATATTTCGAGGATGGAATTAACCCACAATTATCTGACAACCTTTTGATGACATCGAATAACATTTATTTGAATGAAGGAGAAACTGGCAAGTTGCCTATTTTTGCACAAGGGGTCGGAAAAGTAGCAATCGATTCTTCAGATACACAGATCACAGATGATGGAAACACTAACCAAAAAATTCAATACATAACAATTCCAACCACAGCATCAACAATTCAGGTTTATGATACTGATGATACAACTGTATTGAGAACAGTCAAAGTGGAACACATATGTGAGCCGAAACATACTCCATACAAGGTTACATTTGTAAACAAATATGGTGCTTACCAAGACCTTTATTTTTTCAAAACAACAAAAGAATCTTTTGATCTTAATGATGAGAAATTCAAAAGAAACATAATAGACACAGATGCCTTGACTTACAATTTTTATGAAAGACAAGAGGGGAGATATAACATAAAAGCAAAAACAAAGATTGAACTGAATACAGGTTTTGTTCTGGAGGATATGAATTCAACAATTGAAGAATTATTTTTGTCTGAAAATGTTTGGATAAGGTTCAACAATCAGACATTGCCTGTGAATGCAATTGATAAACAGTTACAATTAAAAACGAGTTTGAATGACAAACTTGCTAATTATACTGTTAGATTTGAATTTGCATTTAACAAAATAAATGATGTGCGATGAGTTTAAACATTCAACTATTTATTGAAGGAGAAGAAG